TTTAAGGGTAGAAAATGCTTTCTTTTTTATTAAAATTGTAGCTTTAGGATTTGCAATAACGCCTTTTCTTACTTTCGGCTTATAGCTATCAAAAACTCCTCTTCTTAAGTCTGCAAGAGCTCCAGTTTCTAAAATGTTTTCTGTGTTTGGTCCAGTATTGATAAAAAAAGGCTTGTTATCTTTTATATCATTTACTGCTTTATTAATTACGCCTGTAGCCTTTTCTAAAAAGCCTTTGTACTTATACATAAACTAACCTCTTAAAATATTTATCCTTTTCTTCTTTTTACTGATTTTAAATTGATTTGCGGATTATCTTTTGTGTTTTCATCATTTGGAATAAAAGTACTAGAAACTTTTCTGGAATCCCCAGGAATTCCGCCATTTAAAGCTTCTCTCTTTGAAAGCGGAGGCTGAAAACCTCTAGTTTCTTCATAAGGAAAAGTCAGCTCGTCTAAAGCCTGCCCTTCTAAAGGGGTTGACGCTTTGTTAGCTTCTCCAGTAAATTTATTTAAAGAATCTCTGTGCCAAGGCATAAAGTTCTTTCTAACACCTGTTCTATGCAAAATTACAAAATTTGTTGTATATTCAAATATCCCAGGGTTTTGAGCAGACTCTGATAAACTAAAATCTGTAAAATAACCCCTATAGACTTCTCCTCCATAATAAATCTCAATTGAAGTTGCAAGTGAAGCTAAAGTTACAGTGTTAGATATGTTAGAATATTCTTTTCTTTCTGGCAAATTAAAATCTCCACTAACAATGTCGGTTAGTGTTTCTAATCCATTTGTCAAAGAAGAAAAAGCTCCTCCTGTAAAAAAATCTGCAGCCCCAGCCAAAACCCCGCCTAAATCTGCGGAATATTGTTGATTATTTTGTGAAGCTAAATTTTCAGTTGCGTTTCTAGCTTCTGCAGATATTTCTTTTAATTTTCCTTTTAAAACTTCTTTATATTGAATTTGTTCGTGTCTATAGATAGATCTTATAACATTTATAGCTTCAATACCTCCAGAACCTGTAGTTCCTGAGAAAGCAAGAGTATCTAGGTCTTCGCCCCAGTATTGAACAGAATAACCACCTTTAGTTAATTGTTTATTTATAAGTTTTCTACTAGTTATGTTAAAAGATTGTGGATTTAAATACATCTGAACATACGCTTTGTTTTCAGAGTCAGATATAGTTATACCATCATAGTTTCCTAAAGTAGACGCACCAGGTAGATTTAAAGGTAATCCAAAAATTATAGTTTTTCTTGTAATTGGCATATTCTATTACCCTCCAGAAGTAAGTGTTCCATTTCCAGATCCTACTGAAAATTTTGTCAAAGCAGAACTTGAACTGGCATCTATAAGCTTTTCAGCTCCAGGAGCTAACTTGATGTTTACATCAACATCTACCCTTGATCTTTCTTCCTTTTGTCGTCTTTCATTTTCTTTTATTGTAGATTCTGTAATTTTAGATTGATTTAAAGAAATTCCTTCTCTGTCTAATATATCAGCAATATCTTTTTGTGCAATATCAGCCCCTGACAAAACCTTACTTGTCAGATCTCTTATCCCTGTAGAGGTAGCTCTTATCGCAGCTCTATTTGCAGAGCCAATTTTATCAGCAGCTTGCTCAGAAGCTCTCATCGCTGCTAAAGTAAGTTCATTTCCGATTGTCATTTGAGCTAAAAGACCAGCAGTGTTTCTAGCTGTTTTCTCTGCTTCGGGAAGTGTTTTATCTTCTTTTTCCAATCCTTGTTGCATTAAATCAACCAATTCCTTCTCTGCGTCAGCTGTATCTCCAAATCCTTCATCTAATTGCTGAAGCATCTCCAAAACTCTAGCTTGTTCTCTATATCCAGTTACCCCAGATAATTGCCCTAAAACTTGTCTTTGCATTTCAAAAGTTGCTTGCAACTCAGGAGATCTAGCCGCTTCTTGTACTGTAATTATTTGTCCGCCAGTAAATGAAGCTAAAGATTCTTTTAAAGAAGAAACCATTTCCATACCAATATCTTGCTGTTCTTCTGGGGTCTTAGCCTCTAGTAATCTCGCCTGCATCCCTATTTGAGCTCCGAACAAACCTCCTGCTCCGAAATTACCTCCACCTCTAGACTGCATTAAAAACATTTTGTCAGCACTTTCTACAGCCCCCAATAAACTTTGTGTAAAGCTTCTTGCTAAAGATGCCGTTTGTTTCAAACCCAGACCAACCTTCTCTAAAGATCTTGCAAAAGAAGCAAACATAGGCTCTGCAAAACCCATATTAACACCTAATCTTTCAAACCCGTTAACTGCGCCTGTTATAGCGTCTCTTGTTTCGTCAAAAGTTAATCCTGTTTTTGCAGTTAGACTATTTATAATTCCATATTGCTCAACAGATGCTTCAAAACTCATTCCCAATTCACGCATAGAATCGGTAATGTTTCTTACTATGGTGCTATAACTTTCTCCAGTTGCCTTACTTAAAAGAATTACGGATTCTTGTTTTGACATAGCTCCCATAGATGTATTTATAGACTCTGTTAATTCTTCAAAAGATATCGCCTGCTCCATCAAAGCTTCTGTTACTGCTCCAATTTCGGCTGGATGTATAAAAAAGTCTGCGTCTGATGAAGACATTATTTTCATAAATTCTTCATTGAACTTTTGAGTTTCTTTAAAACTCATACCCATTCTGATACCAAGTTCTCCGAATCTGCCTTCTATAGCTCTAATTCTAGAAGAACCCTGATCAAAGCTCTCTGATGCGTCAACCATTTGCTTGTTTAAGTCGGCAACAGTCTGTATCGTGCCTCCCATAATCTCTCCAAAAGACTGAACTCCAGCAGAGATATTGCCAAGACCCATAGCTGCAGCTACAGTTCCTAGCTCTTTTAAGCTATCTCCTAACTTTCCAGCACCTCTGGAGAGTGCTTCAACTGGAGCTTGCGCCCCAGACACACCCTCTGTAAACTCAGCAAGAAAACCACCTAGTTTATCACCAGTATCAGCCGCTACAGCGCCAACTGTATCTATAGCACCTTGAATGTTGCCCATAGCTTGCTTTACAGAGTTTGTCAAGTTACTAGAGCTTAAGGTGTTTAGATTATCTATGATTGATTGTAGATTTTTATTTATTGACATAGTTACGAATCTTTGATGATTTTATATACAGGACTTTGAACATCAGAACTAAAATTACTATCTTCTCTATTTTTATTAGTATTATTCTTAAGTCTCTCACCTATACCTTTTATGAGATCATCTCCAAATATCTTATCTCTATCTTTCATAGCTTCTAAGACATCTTCATCACTTTCTACAACTGGAGCATTTCTAAATTCTCTTGCTTTTCTTGCAGCTTCTGGGTTCATGAATGAACCTATATATTCTGCAAGTTCCAAATATCTTTCATATTCTTCAGATTCATCTTGCTGTATATTATAAAAATACCATAACAGTTGAGGATCGCTAACTTTATCGAAGAAAGGATCATCAACTGCAATTTTTAAATGCTTACAAATTTTCCAACGGAGCCTGCTGAAAGGCTCCGCTATGAGTTTTTTATTTCGCTTCCTCCAGAAGCTTCTTCTTTCTTTTCAATTAATTTTTCATATTCTGCAAAAAGATCATTGGTAACGCTTGTCTGTAATTTTAAAACAATTTCATTTTTTTTAAACTCAACTGTTCTATCGTTAACCTCTTTTCCTTCTTCTTGCAAAACAGATGAAGCTATTTCGGTAAAGTCATAACCTCCAATTTTATCAATTGCTTTAGACAAGGTCATTGAACGTATACAAGCCATTCTGCTTGCTTCTGGAATTCTAAAAAGCTTTTCGACTACCGACCTACTTTCTTCTTCAGTAAGAGTTTTTATTTCAAACTTCATTCCTTGAATTTCTACTTCTTTCGTAAGTTTTCCTAAAAAAATAACTTCATTAATCAAACTACTAAAACTGAACTTGTCTGTAGAATTAACAAATGTTTTCTGCATCTCTTCTTTTGTCTTCATGCACACCTCTTTTTATTATATATTTTACTCATAAAAATAAAAAAAGGCGCAATTTTTGCGCCTTGATTGTAGAGATTGAATACTCTTTAGTATGCGGCATTAATAATTCCAGGGAAATCCATAGCCCCTCTTCTTTGGCCTGTGTCCGCTTGAGCCTCAGCGCCTGATGCGTCAACCTGTCTGTTAGGTATTTCTCTTGCGCCATTAAGTCCTTGGGATTGTGCGACTGGCAACCCATTTCTTTGAGTTGAAACATGTTCGCAATCCAAAGTAGCATTTTCTTGAACAAGATAATCTTGAGCTTGATAATTTTTTCCTAAAGATTTAAACCAGCAATTATGATAAGTTGTAACAATATGTTCTTCACTAGAATCTCCAAAGAATCTGTCAATGACTACAATATCAAACGGAATTCTTTGTGCTGCAATATTAACCCAGCTTCTAGACATTGCTTCTGGCAATGACAATCCGTCAAAAACCATTCTGTTACATGTGATACTATAAGTTGTTGCTCCATTTGGAACAATTTCAATAATTCCATCTGTTCCAACTTCTTGGATAGCTCTTGTTGGTCTATTTTGAGTTACGTTAAATGACTGAACAGCTCCAACTGGTTCTCCGTTTACATAAATTAAAACTTGAGTACTTAAACCTGTTCTAGTTTTACTGTCTAAAATAGATCCTGTATTTACTGGCATCTTTTTCTCCTAAAATGTTGTTTAGCTTATTCCAACTTCGATATCGATGAATACGTAGTTAATTGGGAAGGTAGGAACAAATCTGAAATATACGTTAATTTGTCTTGGGTCAACTTTGTCTCTTGAGACTGAAGCATTTGTAAAGCTCTCAATAAGTCCTTGGTTAACCAAAGCATTTAAAATTGTCGTTACTCTTGCTTGAATAATTGAATTTGTTGAAGAGTCTTGAATTGTACCAATGAAAGGTTGCAAGCTATCTCTCATGATTTGCTTAACTCTATCTCTAATAAATATAATTGAAATCTCTTCATCTTCGATAAATCCAGAGTTAGAAGTAGTTCTTCCTGCAAGGATTCTACCTCCTCCTGTGACAGGTTGAAGAACTGTAGCTCCAGCTTCGCCTAATTGGTTCAAAGTGGTTTGAGGCAAAACTTTATCTCTAAGAATATTAAATCCAATTAATGTTTTATTTGTAAGAGGAATTGCAACGTTTTGTGTAGCAGACAATCTACCACCAGCAGCTGCTGCAATAAAGTATCCATCAATCAAGGTATTTGTTCCATTAATTGTTCTTACAATTTGATCAGGGTAGAAATAAACAGCTCTGTTTGAAGTATAATTATCAGATAATTTAAAGTTTTGTAGATCTTCAATATTTCCTGCCAATACTTCTTCTGGGTCATCACCTTGAATTCCTTCAATAACTCCGATATTTTCAACTGCAACTAATTCATTTCCGATAAGAGCCTGATCTGTAACTCCAGCAAAAGCACCAATTAAAGCAACTCTTTCTTTTCTGTTTGCAATTGTAGACATTGTTTCACAATGTGCAACTGCAGCTCTCAAAATATTTGATTTTGTTTGAGTAGGAAGAGGAACGATAATTTGAGTGTCAAAAGCTTCTAATTTTTCAAAAGCTTGGAACCAATTTGTATCAAAGAAGTCAGCATCATTTTGATCAATATATCTTATTTTTAATCCGTCACCATTTTGAATTGAGCTGGATGTAAAAATTGACTTGTTCAAAAGAAGAACTTTCTTATTTGCAGTTCCTGATTCTTTATAAATTGTAAATCTAATATTTGTAGCGCTAGCTCCAGAAGTAAAAGCTCCTGATAAAACTACATTATTATCATCTGTAATAGACGCAATTGTAAAAGTAGCACTTGACCCGCCATCTAAATAATTTCCAATATCAGCTTCATCTTGTTTGGTAGATCCTGTGTTATCATCTAAAGATTTAATTAAAACTTTTGCTCCAACATGAACTGAGTCAAAATCAAAAGATGAAGATGAGAAAGTAGCTGTAGTTGAAGAACCAGGAATCGATATAGATCCGTCAATACCATTACCATACTCTTCTTCATTTGAATTTGCAACAGTATAAGAGAAGGCAAAAGTAGAGGTACTATCAACAAAGCTCTGCTTGCCTGAAGAATCATCTTGTGCAGAATTATAAAAAGAAGATTTATTTGGGAAGATTTGAGTTTCAACGCCATTTCTTATTCTTATAATAGAAACTTCTGTATCTGAATCTGGAGCTCCCAATCTGTAACCGCCAGTTTTAACTGTTGGAATTGTGAAAGTCAAATCATCTTCATCAAAATCAGCGCCAACTGCGATTCCGCCTTTTCCGTTCGCATCTTTTTCTTCAATCAATGTAACTTCTGTTTTTCTTGGAGCAGAAGGTTTACATTGTGTTGCCAAAATTCCAGGTGCTCCGTTTTCAAATGCAAGTTGAGCTCCCAAAGAAAGTGTGTTTTCAGTGCTTCCAAAACCATGTTTTCCAAATAATTCATTTGCATCAATAAAGTATTGTGGATCATTAATATTTAATTCTGAAATATATTGAACATCCAAAATAGAATCTTTCTTTAGTGTGTTTGAATCTATTTTAAAAATAAATCTATCTCCAACTGAAAATGCAGTTGTAGTTGTAAGTCCGTCAATTCCAATTGTTAAAACATCATTTGTTTCTACCAAAGACCAATTAACAGTTTCGCTTCCAGTTAACACTCCGAATCCATCTGAGTCGTCAGAATATCTTTTAACTCTTAATACTGAGTCTGTAGCCCCTCCGATATTTCTACCTGCTGTAATTGCTGTTACAACATATCTATCTTCATAAGATCCGTCAATCAAAAGAAGCTTTCCTAAATCTATAGAATCAAATTGATCTACTGCACTATCTGCAACAAAAGCATTTGTAGCTACAATTCTGAAAAGCTGATTTACTGCTCCGAAATTATAATGTGAAAAGTCAATGCCTATAGAAGAACTAGATGTGTCTAGATTTACATCACATGCTGAAAATGCGAATGAAGTATCAGACTCAATTGCAGTTTCAAGCTCAAGAACTAAATAACCAGCATTTCCGTGATTCGTTAGAGTTCTAATATCATTTTGAACAATTTTATTTATTTTAACAATCTTATGGGCTGTATCTACGGGGTCAATACCAGTCGTTCTTGTTACAAAAAAGTCTCCAACTTGAAGTCTGTCAACAAAATCAGCAGTTAGATCATTTCCTGATGCAGCTGCCGAAGCATCTAACGGTATCGCAACATATTTTGTGCTTGTTTCAGAAAGAGAAGTTGCAAGCAAAAAGGCACCAAATTCAGAATCCCTGCCAGTTCCTCCATCCATTAACAAATAACCATCTTCACCAGTCATAGTCAGATCATCATTTTGATAAACATTTCCATCAGTTCCAGTCTTAAATGTATCTGTAAAAACAAAAGCATTTCCATTGGAATCTTTTAATTGTCCGCTTTCTGAACCTGTAAGGGTAAATCTTGCTTTTCCTTTTTCGTTATTTCCACTTCCATCTTTTGTTACAGAAACACATCTTAAGGTCCAAGTTTCGGCAGGAGTTGAATCATCAAGTATTTCTAACTCATTCAAGTCTCCAATTTGACCAACAGCTATAGTTCCTGTTCCAACATTTGAAGCAGAAGCAGAAAAGAGAGCTCCATCTTGATCCAAGAAAGATGCTCCAGAAAGTCCAAGCTCTCCTGTTTCAATATCAACTTGGCAATCAAATCCAGCTTGAACAGAATCAGAAGCTCCAAATGAACCTTCATAAAGGGTCAATTCTGATCCGTCAACGAAAACTCTTGTTCTACCTGCAATCAAAGGAGCTTCAGGAATTCTGAAAAATCTTCCATTTTTGTCAGCTCCACTTGGAGTTTCGTTTCCATCTTGACCTGAGCCTAAAGCTCCGTCAACTAAAGTTAATGAAGTTACACCCAACCCCATAATGCTAAGAACTCTGAGTCCGCCAGGAATAGATACACCTCTAGACACTACTCTATCTCTTGCAAAAGTTCCTGGTTGAACATATCCTGAAATTCCTGGTATATTAGCCATCAATTCCTCCGAAAAATTATTTTTTGATATTCTTTTTAACTAAATGTTATTCTTTTATTAGTAGTTAAATTTCCGTTAATTCTATTAAATCTTTAAACTGTAACTGTAACTCGTCAGACTGGTCTTTTTGCGGCCTAATTCCTGTTTTTGTTGATTCAATATTTAAAACCATTTTTTCAACCAAATTATCAATCGGAATTTCAACTCTCCATTCAGACCTACAGTTGAGAGTTATGTTCTGACTATATATAAAATCATTAATATACTGCTCGGCATTTTCTGAGCTGACGGATAAAGTTTTTATAAGTAAACCTTGCGCTCTCAATTCTTGCCAAGCACTATATTGCAGAATCATTGCGCATATGTCAACAAGTTCTACCAACTCAGTATGAGAATCCGCTAGAACTTGCACTTCCATATTTAAATCCCAAGCTCCAGCATAAACTCTATGTGTTGGAGTTGAAACTTGTTGTCTTCCACCATATTGATCTTCTATGATGTCTGTTCTGTATTTTATTGTACCATTCTGATTAAATGATATAGGCTTATAAGATCCTCCATTTGCTTTTACAACCAAAGCTGGAAAGAACTTTACTTCATATCTATATCCATCAGAAATTAAAATTTTTGTGCTTACGTCTGTTTCGTAAGACTCTCCAGACATATCTGGCGTAAGCGGAAATCCATATTCATCCTGTCTGTAGGTAAATACAGAATCAAAAGAAAAATAATGTCTTAAGCAATCAACCAATAGATTCTTGGGATGTTTCATTAGAGATTGTTGTGTAACAAAATTCTCTTTATAATAATCAGAACTTACATAATGATCTGAGTTAAAACCTAATCCAGGCAATTCTTGATGGTTGATTGGCATGTCTTAAACCTTATCTTTATAAAAACTCTCAATTTCATTTATAATATTCTGTTCAAAATTTTCTTTTTTGACAAAAATAGTCTTTTTAATTGTGAGTTCTACTTGTATTTCACCGTTACCAACACTTGTGTTTCCAGAAACAATCTCTACACAAGAATTATCATTAATAATAGAGAGTTCATTTTTAAATGATTTTTTAACAAATGTAATTACCTTACTTAAACCTTTTGAAAATAATTCATCTCTATTTGTTTTATCCATAATAACTTTTACTGCCAACATTATCTCACCTCGTATTCTGTTATTCCCTCTGGCAAATTAAAAGATTTCTGAATTGCTTTAAACTTTTTATGTTCTAATGAAAGTTGGTATTCCCCAGAGGGCAATCTTGCTTCCCAATAGCCATCTTTGTTAGATTTAATATCTCTGATTTTTCCACCAGAATTATACAAACCAACTTTGACTCCAACTATTGGTTGCTTGCTCGCATTAACAATATAACCATAAACTCTGATTTTTCCTAAAACAAGATCATTATTTTTATTGCTGTTTTGAATTACAGGCTCTACGGCAGCGGCTGTAGCCCTTGGCGTGGTTGATTGCTGAGGTATATCCTCTTTTGTTGCAACTCTGTTGTTTAAAACATATACTTTATTATTTAATTCTTTTATATTTTGATCCATCAAATTTAATTGTTTTTGAATGGTATCTAGTTTTTCATGCAAATGATAAATAGCATCAATAGCAGAATATTCTTTTTTTGACATAACTTAACTCCTATGGGGCATATGTATTACCCGTTATAGATATTTCTTCGTATATTGCTGGCAAGGTGAAAGATCCAGATTGTAAATCATTTGTAACCATCAATATCTCATACGATCCAATTGCAGCTCCTATTGAGGGAGAAGCCCTTGAGATAATATTGTTTGATATAATAACCCTTCTCAAAGTTGAGGATGCAGAACTATGAAACAAAACATAAATTAATCCATATTCAGAACCCATATTGTATAAAAAATTGTTACAAAAAATAAGGCCACCTAAAGTAGAACTAAAAGTGTCTAAAACTCCAGATTCGTCAGAGTCTTGAAATAATACAGGAATTCTTATCTTGCTAGATCCATTATCCAAATTACTTGATTTGAAATTGCAATTTGTTATCTTCAAAACTTCTTGGGTTGGGAAATTCTTTACAAAGAAAAAAGTAAAAACATTAGGGTTATTTTCAGACTCGAAAGTTATACCATCAAAAGAAATATTTTTACCTTCGGGAATATAAAACATAACAGAAGAAGAAAGCGCAAGTCCAGCATCTACGCCAGGAGCTCCTTGCCCAGCTCCAGTGAACACCAAAGTCGACCTCTGAGATCCTCTAACTGTCAAATCTGTGTTTATTGTAATTGTAGAGTCTATTTCAAAATTTAAATCATTTATATATATAGAAGGACATTCACCTGTGGTTTCAGAAACAAAACCAACATAATTTATAGCCTTTTGTAAATCAGTAAAGTGTGCCACATTTTCATCTTTGCTTACAATAATTTCATTGGAAAGCTTTCTGTCATTTTGATTTATAAAAAATCTTCCATCATAAATAACACTTGTGTCTGATGTATCAACCCAAGCCAAAACCAAGTTTTCTTCTATATTAAAATAAAAATCAGACTCTGTGGTCAAAACTTCTCTTACAGACAATATACCATGTTTATTAAAGTAAAAAATAACTTTTGATAAATCAGCAGGGATATTTTCTTCTTGATGTTTAAAATCTTCAACGCCAGAAAACTCTTTTCTTATTCCATTAACGTAAAAAACTCCAGATGATATATTTAAAGTATATTCACCAGAAGAATAAACATATCCTGAAAAAGAAACTCCCTTTATATATCCAGCAGAAGTTAGCTCATTTCTTGGACCTTCGATAATCTTTTCATAGAATTGATCAGAAATATTAAAAGATTTTATGGTTCCAGACCTTCTCTTATCCAATACTGTAGATACTCCAAGTCCAGAATCGGCTCCTAATACAAACCCCATTGTGGTAGAATAAGTACTTCTTGATATTCTATATACATTTTCTGAAGCTTCATTATATCCATATATATCTGAAGTTACAGCTGAAGTCAAAGAAGTCGCTGTTCCCACTACAAATATCTCAATAAAAGAAAGTTTGTCTGCAGAATATATTGTATGAAAGCCATCATTTTTTATATTTTTAACAGAAACATTTCCCAAAGGATCTGTAAATGTCAAATTGTAACTCGTATCTATTTCTATTTTG